ATGATTGGATTGGTGGGGGTGTTGATATGTTAATACCTAGACTATATCAAATTAATAATAATGAGATTGAGAGAATAGACGCTAAGCCAAAATTATTCTACTATTCTGGTAAAAAGACTTGTAATAACTTTGATTTATATGAATCTTCTGGGAGTGCGTCAGGAACTACAATAAATCAATATCCGTTTTGTTCTCACTACTCAATGGCTGGGGATACAATACAAGAAACGGACTTTGATATTAGATTTAAATCTGGCGCGTCCATTGGGGAGAGTAAAGGGGGTTTAGTTCATAAGCAGACAAAAACGGATACATTCTCAAGATGCTGGAAGCAATATTTAGATAATATATTTAACAAAGATGCTAGAATATTAATTGCAGACTTTAAACTATCTGCGATTGATATAGCAAGGTTTAAATACAATGATAAAATATTTGTTAAAGATACATATTATCGTGTAAACAAGATAGGCAACTACGCTATTGGCAAAGATGTAACTACAAGAGTTGAGTTAATTAAAATACTAGACTTTGAAGATACTTTAGCAATAGGTGGTTGTTACCTTAGTGTTGGTGCTATACAATATGATGGTACAGTTTTATTTACTGAATCAGACGGCTCAGCATCAACTGGTAACAAGGTGTGTTGTGAAAAAAATGGTTATCAATGGATAGGGCGAGATATACAGAAATGTAAACAAATTACGGACTCCAGAATAAACACGCAACCACCAACGGCAGAACGTAACAGAATAACACAAGAGTCTAGATTAGGAACGGATAGAAGAGATACCAAAGTAAAGGGTAGAGTTACAGAGTTAAGTGATAGTGATAACGCTACTGATGGGCAACTGTTAAGTTGGAATACTACTGATGGTAATACGGAGTGGGTAGATGCACCTAGTGGGGGTACACCAGCTGGTTCTAACAATCAAGTGCAATATAACAACAATGGAAGTTTTGGTGCAGATATAAATTTCACTTATAATTCATCAAGCCAAATTTTTTCTGCACCTACTATATTTTCAAGTAACATAATAGGTATTCTTGGTACGGGTACTGTAGTTTCAACGTCTCCTTCTAACGGAGATGATTCTACAAAAGTAGCTACTACTGAGTGGGTTTTAGATAACGCTCCTAGTACCACACCTGGAGGCTCTAACAATCAAGTGCAATTTGCGTATAATGGTGCTTTTACTGCTGATTCTGCTTTTACATTTAATCAGTTTAGCAATATTTTAGATGTAGCAACGGTAAGAGCAGAGAACTCTGCCGCTGGTATTTACTTATCAGGAGCTGGTCAATATATATATCTTACTCCAGTAGATTTTAGACCAACGGCAAGTACGTCATCAAGTGGGTTTATTAGCAATGATGGTGCTAGATTAGGAATCATATCAGGGCAAAGCTATTATGCATTATTTCAAGTACCTAAAGGCTACAAAGTAAATTATATAGACTTGAAAGGGAGTGCAAATTATACATTTTATATCTACGCAAGTTCTTATAGTTCGGGTAGTCAAGTATATAAAGCAACTGGTACAATAAACACACCCTTAACGCTTTTAAGCTATCAGCAATTAATAGGAGCGGCTGGAGATTATTTTACTATAAAAGTAACACCATCGGGTTATGGTAATTACATTTATGGTTGTCAAATAGGATTGATAAAAACATAAAAACTAAATTTTACTATTTATGATTAGCGAGGTCATCAAAGGATTGACAACTGGAAAGATAAAACAAACTAAAATCAATACGTTTGCATTTGGATTAAAGCAATACCCTAAGACAATAAAGCAAGCGTGGAAACAATTTAAGACTGAGATATGGCTGAGAAAGTAATTATACCTTTAGAGGTTGATGCGAGTGGTGCTGAAAAGGAAGTAAAGGAAGTAAAAAAAGAGATTAAGGAAGCTACAAAAGAACAGACATTATTTTCAGATGCTACAGAAAAACTTAGAGGCTCATTTAATAAATTAAAAGGTGGAGTACGTAAAGTAATAGCAACGTTTAAGGGATTAACTGGTGCGATTGCTGCGACTGGTTTGGGTTTGTTAGTTATTGCTCTGGGCTCTTTAGTTGTATATTTCACAAAAACCCAAGCTGGTGCTGACAAAGTAAGCGAGGCAATGGCTGGTATTGGTGCTGCCGTTGATGTTGTTGTAGATAGAGTTTCTAATTTTGGCGCTAGCGTATTAAAACTTTTTAAGGGAGATACAAAAGGAGCGGTTGAGGGAATGAAAAATTCCTTTAAAGGATTAGGCGAAGAAATAAAAAACGAGGTTAAAGCGGCAGCAACATTAAAGAAAACATTAAACGAATTACTTGATACTGAAAGAGAGTTTTCTGTACAAAGAGCAAAAAACAACGTACTTATTCGAGAAGCGGAAGCAATAGCTGCCGACCAAACCGTTTCACTAGAAAAAAGAACTGAAAAATTAAAAGAAGCTCTTGATTTAGTAGAAACCCAAGCGAATAGAGAAGAGGAAATAGCAAGGCAAAGGTTTGAGGCTATACAACAACAAAATGCTTTAGGAGAAAGTACAAGGGAAGATTTAGAAAGGGAAGCAGAGGCAGAGATAAATCTTATTAATATTAGAGCCGAAGCAGCAGATAGACGAAAGGCTTTGATAGGTGCTTTTCAATCTTTACAAAATCAACAAATTGCCATAGACGATGCAGAGGCTGCAAGGTTGCAAAAATCGGAAGATGATAAAATAGCAGCAGCGGACAAAGAAATTGAGTTGGCTAAAAAGGTTGCAGATGAAAAGGATGCACAAGCAAAGCGAGAGATAAAAATAGCAAAGGATTTAAAAGACCAAGAACTTGCTGCGTTTGGTCAATTAGCTGGAGCATTAAGTTCATTAGCTGGAGATAATAAAGAACTTGCAGCAGCATCTGCGATTATAGACACATATACTGGAGCAAACAAGGCTTTCGCACAAGGTGGAATATTAGGTTTTGTTTCTGCTGCTGCGATTATAGCTGCTGGTTTAGGTAACGTAAAGAAGATATACGATACTAAACTACCTACTGGTGGAGGTGGTGGAGGTGGTGGAAGCGTTCCATCCGTAGGCTCAAATATTGCTGCAAGTTTACCAACACAAACCAATCTAAGCGATGTAGTGAGTAGCGTAAACCAAAGCAACCAAGAGCCAATTAGAGCGTATGTAATAGGTCAAGACGTAACAGATAGCCAAGAGGCACAATCATATTTAAACAATCAAAAGACACTATAATGAAAGTAGTAGAATTTACAATAAACGAAGAGGCAGAGGACTACGGAGTTTTCGCTATTAGCTTAGTGGAGCAACCAGCTATCGAAGAGAATTTTAAATACTTTTCAAAGGATGGTAGACCTAAGAACTTTGCAACGGTAGACAAAGACAAGCGTATTGTTATGGGTGCAGTAATGATACCTGACATTAAGATACTACGAGTTGATGAAGATGGCAATCAGTACAAGTGCTTCTTTAGTAAGGAAACTATCAAGCGAGTAAGTGAGTTGTATATGCTTGAATCTAAGCACAAGAACGCTACACTAGAACACCAAAGAGTTATCAATGGCATTACTACCATAGAAAGTTGGATAGTGGCTGATAGTAAGCATGATAAAACCCAAGCGTTTGGATTAGAATATCCAGTAGGTACGTGGGTAGCTTGTATGAAGATAGACAACGAGGATGTATGGCAGAACTATGTGAAAGAGGGCATTGTAAAGGGTTTCTCTATTGAGGGATACTTTGATGAGAAGCCAACTAAGATGAGTCAAGAGAGTATGTTAGAGCAGATTAGACAAATCATTTTGGATGACGAAAATAAAACACTTTAATCAATAATCTATTTACAAATATAAATTAGCGCAATGGACACACTAAACAAAATCAAAGTTCTATTAGGTATGGAAGAAACTCCACAAGTAGACGAAGCTACTCCACAAGAACTGGAGGAAGCAAAAGAGCAACTTAAATTCGAAGAGGCAGCTTTAGAAGATGGAACTATTATTAGCGCAGATGCTTTTGAGGTCGGCAACGCAGTTTTTATCGTTGTAGAAGAAGACCAGCAACCTTTACCAGTTGGAGAATATGCTTTGGCAGATGGCTCTCTTTTGGTAGTAGAGGAAGAGGGTGTTATCGCTGACATTAAAGCAGCTGATGAAGAGGTTGAAGAGGTAGTTGAGGAAGAAGTTGTTGAGCAATCATCTGACGATTCTAAGGAAGCTATTATCCAAGCTATCGGAGTAATGGAAAACCTATTGCAAGAGTTTAATGCTTTGAAAGAAGAATTTGCATCTATTAAAGAAGAGGCAAAAGAAAACGCAGTAAAAGTAGAAGAGTTTGAAAAGGTAGGGGAAGAAATTAAGCCGAACCCAGAAGGTAATTTTAAACAAGTAAGTGAAAATGTTGATTTGTCTAAACTGACGGCTCAACAAAAAGTACAATATTTAATCCATAAAAATAAATAAAATGGCAACAAACATTTCAAGTGTATACGTTGGTGAGGAAGCAGCAGGTTTCATTTCAGCATCTCTATTATCTGGAGAAACTTTAGGTAAGGGAAACATTACTGTTTTACCAAACGTATCGTACAAAGTTAATTTGAAGAGTTTTGATTTATCTACGTCTAACGTGGTAGACGCATCTTGCGACTTTACTGCTGCTGGAGATGTAAATTACACTGAAAAAGCTCTAACACCGGGTAACTACCAACTTAATCAGAAACTTTGCAAGAAAGACTGGTTAGCAACTTTCGCAGGAGCATCTATGAACGTAGGTGTTGATGGTGCACTACCCGGAAATTTCCAAGAGTATGTAATTTCACACGCTGGTGCGTTAGTAGGTCAAGAGGTTGAAAAATCTATCTGGGCTGGTGCATCTGGAACTACTGGACAATTTGATGGTTTCCAAGCACTATTATTGGCAGATGCCGGCGTAACTGATGTAGCTGCTACTACTCTTAACGCTGGAAACATCGTTGCAGAGTTAGGTAAAGTAAGAGATGCGATTCCTTCTTCAGTTTACGGAAAAGAAGATTTAGCTATCTATATGGGTACTGCTGCTTTCAGATTTTACATTTCTGCACAAGCTGTTTTAGGTTACCTTAACCAGTTCCATGCTGGAACAACAGAGGCGAACTTTGAGGGTATCAAATTAATCTGGTGTCCGGGTATGGATGCAGACAAAATGGTAGCTGCTCGTAAGTCTAACTTGTTCTTTGCTACTGACTTGGTATCTGACATGGCAGAGGTTAAGCTATTAGACCAAGGTAACGTAGATGGTTCTGACAACGTTCACGTAGTAATGCGTTACAACGCTGGTGTTGGATATGCGACATCTGGCGACATCGTTTATTACAACGCATAATTAATAATTTAGGTGGGAGGGTAAAACCTCTCACTTTTTTAAAACCCTTTATAATATGGCTTGTGAAATAGCAAACGGAAGAGTGTTAGAATGCAAAGAATCAATCGGAGGTATTCGTAACGTATATTTCGCAAATAATGGAGATGGTGGTTCATTAACTATTGATGCTGAGGGCGATTTAACTGGATTAGGTTCAAGTTCTTCAGATGTCTACAAATACGAATTAATCCCACAAGGCTCTAGTTTTGACGAAGTGGTTACAGTATCCGAAGAAAATGGTACGGTATTCTACGAGCAGACTTTGACTTTATCGTTGCCTAACTTAACGAGCGTATCTTTAAAGGCTCTTAAGATTTTAGGTCAAGGTAGATTCCAAGTTTACATTGAAGATAATAACATTGACGAAGCAACTGGGCAAGGTAAAGTTTATTTAGCTGGTGCTTTTAACGGTGTTACAGTAACTGGTGGAAATGTAGGTAGAGGTCAAGCGTTCGGAGATATGAACGGATACAACCTTACATTAACTGGTAGAGAGCAGAGAGCAGCACTATTGTGTACTGCTGGTACAACTGCTGGAGCGTTACAAGGGTTGACAAACCCACCAACAGAAAACGCATCTTAATACTATAATTCGATAATATTAAAGCCTCCACAATAGTGGGGGTTTTTTTATATAAAACAATTTGTAGTATTTACTATTTAATTATATAACATTAAACAAAGATAAAATGCCTACTAACAATATTGTAAGACAAGGAACGAGAGCAGTAGCCGTAACACCAAGCGATAGCACAGATATTACTGGAGCAGACTTTAACAATCCAGCAGCATTGTACGTTGGAACTGGTGGAGATGTTGAGGTTATCACTTTAGGTGGCTCAACGGTTACTCTTAAATCAGTACCTACTGGTACGTTTGTTCCTATGCAAGTAACAAGGGTGAAAGCAAGTGCTACTACTGCAACTGATATTATTGCTATATTTTAAATAGAGGATTATGTTAAACATAATTCAAAATACAATAGGCTCTCTGGCTCGTGCTGGGTTTAGCGTTATTCGTGATGGTCTAAAGATGTGGTTACCTTTTACTAAGGCAGATGTAGGTGCAACTACCCAAACAACACCAGATAAATCTGGCAACGACAACAATGCTATTTTAAAGACTGGAAAGACTTTAGTTTTTAATAATAACGATTCAGTAGAAACATCTTTTCCGTCAAGTAAAACAATTAAGACAATAGCGTTTTGGATTTACCCTACGCATTCAGCACAATTTGAAACATTGTTTAACTTAGGTATAACAAACATACCAGTATCTCCTTTAGGTGATAGAGTTATACAATTAAACCATTTAACAATATCAAATAAATCTAACTATCCTTTAAACTTTGATGTATATATAGATGGAGTTTATAGAGGGGAAACTACTTACAACGGAGATAATCCTACCTTATCGCTTAATCAATGGCAGAGAGTTGTTTTTGTTAATTCTAACGGCACATCTACTGTAAACGATACATTTGATATAGCTTATACTGGAAGTGGCTCTCATGGTCGTTTTAAAATGTCAGACCTACAAATCTATGGTGCTGAATTTACAACCGATGATATTGCTTATGACTACGCAAACCCTCAAAAGTTAGTAACCGACAACGCAAGTTCAAACGTAACATTATCAAGCTTATATTTATATCTTGCTATGACAGAGGGAGCTGGTAGTATTGCTTATGATTCTTCTAGTGGCACTCGTTATGATGGAGTAATTATTGGGGCAACGTATGAATCTGGACAACAACGGATTTTGCAAACTGGGATGATAAGCTGGGCAAAGTCTACACCAGTTTCTGACGAGATACTTTTACCATATAACCCTAATAACGTAACTGAAGACATCTTAGGAAACGCAGTAAGGGTTAAAGGTAGTGGGTTTAATTTAGACGGTACTGGTTATGCAGAGGTGTTGAATGATAATGATTTTGACATACCACAAGACGGAGCGTTTACTTTTATGGGTTGGTTGAAATTTAAGTTTGTGAGTACTGGTAGTGGGCTAAATGTTGTTTATGCTAACGGTGGTCTTTCTACTGATACTAATACCTTTTCAATTAGCACAAATAGTTCTAATAAAGTTATTGCTTATGTTAGTGGTACTTTTACAGAAGCCTTAGACAGTTCGTTTGACAAAACTGACGGAGATTGGGTGTTCTTTGCAATAACAAGGAACGCTGGTAGTGATATTAAATTCTATTTGAATAAGGTAGATACAGACGGAGTAGAAAAGCCTATGTTGGCGAGAACTCGAAGTAATAACAATTCTTTGACAAACGTAAACGTCAAGTATATTGGCAGGGACTCTGGTAGTACAAGATTTTATAAGGAAAGGATAGATGATTTAATTCTTTATAATACCGAATTGAGTTTAGACGATATTACACAAAACTTTAACGCAACAAAGTCTGGACATAATAACTAAGAAAATGATAGGAAATATATATATTTGTTTAAACGAAGAAACTTACAACTCTGAATTGCCAGACTTGTTTTCACGTTACCGAAGAGCAGAATTTGACGAGGAGGGTGCTTTGGTGCAACTCCTACCGACAACCTACGCTGAAATGGGCGAAGATAACAAAAGGCAGTATGGTCATGTTTTAACATTCACCAAAGACGGTGCAAACTTTTACATATTAGAATTTACTGCAAGTTGGTTGAGTGGAGAGGTTTCTTACTTGCTTGATTTAGGTCAAGGATTAGAATATCCAAACAACGCAGTATTGACATCTGATGAGGCAGTTCAATTAGTACAAGAAAACGCACAAGAATAATGTATATATTTAGTGTAACTAGCGATGTGGATTACCCAGCAGAACTTTACGTTCCGTTGGACTATGACGTTGTAAGCCGTTCTAATTACTTTTTACTTAATACTACTAACTTACAGACTAACGTAAGTAGAAGCGTTGTATTAACAAAGGATTATTATAACGCAAGAAACACTAAATTTAGCTTTACCTTTTACGCTGAGGATAATGTAGCAAAGGATAGAGTAGTATATCAAGAAACATCGTTTTTCAGTTATGACATTTACGAGCAAACGAGCGAAACAAATACAGACATCACAGATGCGTCTGTTATAGCAAAGAGAGAAACTGGAAAGTTTTGGGTTGGTGGCGATAGTCAAGTTACCTACGTTAAACAAGCAGAGGCAAACCCAACTAATTCCGTATATCTAAAAATATGAGTTTAAGAATAGTAAATTTAGCAGCAGAGAAATCTCCAAAAGCAAAGGAATCAGCATCGAAAGAGTGGGTTTCTTATGGAGATGATAACAACTACTTTGAATATCTGATTGACAGATACAACGGTAGTGCCGTAAATAACGCAATTATCTCGTCTGTAAGCGACCAAATCTATGGAGAGGGGTTATCATGTACTAATGAGAGTAAAAAGCCGTTAGACCACGCTAAAATGAAGTCTATATTTAAGGCTGATGATTTGAAGCGAGTTGCACATGACTTGAAACTACTCGGACAAGCTGCTTTTAATATAGTTTGGAATAAGGGAAGAACGCAAATATTAAAGGCGAAGCATATACCTATGCAGAACCTTAGACCAGAGAAAGCAGAAGAGGGCGACATTAAGGCTTATTACTATTCAGACGATTGGTCGCAGTACAGAAAAGAGCGATATACCCCACGACGTATTGAGGCATTTACTGGAGCAAGAGGCGAAGAATCTCAATTAATGGTTATTAAGCCTTATGCTGCTGGATATTTTTACTTTAGTCCAGTTGATTACGCTGGATGTTTGCAATGGGCAGAAATTGACGAAGAG